CCCCAACTTACTGCGTAGGGTGCTTGTTTAAATTGGCACCATGGACGCCACCGGGCCAAGCAAATGCCTGACTAGGCGGCGGACACCGCTGCACAAGTGGGAGGCGGGGAGAGCAGAGCTCCATCCCCTCCTCCACGGTGGTCTTTCCCACAAGTCAGAGCGCAACAATGCAGCGCTCAAAGCCAGGACTTTCCCTTTGCCAGACAGTCTTTGCTGCCAGTCATAGAATGCACCCTAGAAGCTCCGCTCGGACGGCGAACCGCCCAAGCTGGGCAAATAGGTAGAACTCGGCAATGCGGATATCGTCACGCTCCGCGGCATGGCAACGCCCAGCCTTCTACGCTGTGGCGTTCCTTAGCCGTGCCTGCAACTCGGTTTTGGACAATGTGTCCGAGCCAACACCTCACAAGTTTCAGATCCCATTCTGCTCAATGAAGACCGAAAACGTACCCGTCGTAGCCTCATTGCCAGTGATGGCATTGGTGATAGTGACGGATGCGCTTGGGCCTGTGAGCGTTGCCGTAAAACGCGCAAAGCCCGTCGTGACACCACACGGAGTGTTGTCAGCAACGGAAGCCAGCGCATTTGAAGACCCCACGGTGCAATTAGCCGTCGCAGAAACACTGTCGGCTGCCTTCGTGAAGGTATGCGCAACAGTGGCTGAGACGCCAATCAAGATCTCGAAGTTGCCGTTCTGCATCGAAGCAGGAAACGCAACAATCAAGTTCTTGGTGGTGACGTCCGTAGACAGCACAACTCCCTGCAGAGTTGATGCATTGGGGGAAGTGGCGAGAGCGGGCAAAGCCGTAATCGTGGCTACCGCACCCCCTCCAGCAGCGGACCAAGTGCCCACTGGGTTATTGAAGACTGCACGAAGCTGTCTCCAACCCAGCTTGGGCTTCCAGAACCGCATGTGATAGGTCCAGTAAAGTTTGCCAAGAACAGTGCCCTGCGAAGCAGGGCACCCTACTGTGGCAATCGTCACTCTTCCCAAATCATACGTGTTGTATCTGGAGTCCACTGAGGTGGTAGTGCCGGTGAGCAAACCTTGTCGAACGTAGAAACGCGCCAGTTGATTCTGGCGCGGATCACACTCAATGGGGTGCAACGCCGGCAAGTGCGGAGGACCAGCCGTCGCAAACTCATAATCCAACATCTCCACTTCACTCGCAAATGCAGCATCCTGCATATCATATTGTGTCGCAAACATGACATTGCCAAGAGCCTGCGTGGTGCTAATACTGCCCGAAGAGGGCTCGTAACACAACACCAGGCCAAGGTACTCCACTTCCTCAAAAGCTGAGGCGATCTGCGAAGCGTACTGAAACGCCACCTGCAGACCGGCATTGAGATCAACGGTTTGTTGGATATTGAATGAGTTGTTGCCGGTAGCCACGACATCGGCTAGAAACTCATGATGAACCAAATCAGTGGAATCATTCGTGGACTTCATGCGCGGTGCAGACATACTCCCGTTCATAATGTTATTACGGCGGAGAGAGTAGGCACCACGCCCAAGCAGACGAGAAACAAGACCAGAAGCCTTATTGCCCATCCACTCACCAGCATCATTGCCGGCATTGGTGAGGAAGTCCCGAAAAGCCTTCTCGTAATTAAACTCCGAGTAGGCACCCTTTCCAACCAGAAAGCTTTGACCTTTCGGCAAAACGATCGCCTTGATCCCAGCGGGATTGGAGACTGTGAGCTGATTGGCAGCTGCTTTCTTGGCTTTCTTGAGTTGCTTCTTGGCCTTCTTCTTCGCTTTCGCGGAGTTTCCAGCTTGGACAGCAAATTCCGGCACATTGGTATTCATTTAGTACTGTGATGTTCTGTACTTGAACACTGTTTTCGAACAGCGAAACGTTAAAATCCTCTGTTTCGGGATCTTACAGGCCCCCAGCAAGCCTGTCAAGATTCCACACCTTCCAAACTAGCGTTGAGAACGGAAGGATTTCAGGAGCATGCCTGCACTCGTACTGAAACTGTACAAACTGCTCGAGGCTGGGAATGTGGCATGACAAAAGACGAAACAAACACTTTGCGGCGTTCATGAAACGGTAAGAGCCATCCGCAAAGAACTGCATAGAGCAGAACTCAAACAGACAGCCTTGGGGGAGGTCTGAAGCCTCAACCCTGAAACCGAACCTCTCGTACAAGTCAACCCGAAGCGCCAAGGCAAACTCAACGCAGTCGTCTCCCATCGCAAAAGGATGCACTGAGAGGCACAAAAGCGCGAGGGCAACACGCATTTTGGAGTTGCCATTCGCCGTCAGAAACCGGCCGGTTGTCCAGCCGATCTCATCTGGGACATGCCAAATGGAACCATCAGAGAGAACGACAAACCGGTGCATGAGCGATAGCTCCAGGGCCAACATCGCCACCCCACGAGGGGAGCGCGGGTCCACGTCCAATTGGACACACAGAATCATCCAGAGAATCATCGTGAGCCATTGGCGCACACACCAATCCCAACCACTGACGTCCGTTGAGAACGCCTTGTAGAGGAGACCAGATGTGGCAGCTACCACTGAGCAGGTGAACACAAAGAAGGCCCGCAAGGCCGCTAGGCCCGCGTCGTGGAGCCCCATGCCAGGTTTGATGCAGCTGGTTTCCCAGCCTTCCAATTCCTGTTGGACCATGTTCCCGTACAGGCATATTTCTACGCAAAGGACAGCGACACATTGCCCACAAATGAGGCGCTCACGCCCTTGCTTTCGCCAAGCATGGGGTTCATTCTTCATGAACACCCTCTGGAGTTCTGAACAGCCAAGTTCGTAGAAATCGTGTGAGTCAAGCTCCCACGGATCCGCACAGGACGCTAGAGCAGCGAGTCTCCAGTTGACCAACTCCAGCAAGAGCTGGGGGAAGTCGGCTTTCACAGACGCGTTGTCATGGCATCCCAAACTGGCAAACAGAACTCCCGGATGGGAGTCGTCTTTCACAGAGGGCAAGATTTTCGTTTGCAACTGCTCCAAAGTTATGGGTTGGAACCTCTGGTTTGAGTCAAAGCCAAGGCATGTTTTATCCTTGACTGGAAGTTGCTTCGCGACGGCTCTTGCTACCGAAAGTGCCTGTTTAGCGTCCGGCGGGACGGAAGGGAGGGCCCGACCTAGGTTTGTTTGGAAACTTCGGACTTGGATTTGGGCTCCTCCGGAGGGCCAGAAGAAGCCATTGAGGCTCTCTTCTTCTCCCTTTGCTTCTTTGAGGGCTTGTGTTTCTTCTTTTCCTTTCCGTCCTGAAAAACGGAGGGAGGTCCTCCCGGCTTGGGCAAATCCTCCTCCTGCGAGGTCTCCTTGCCCTGAGCCGTTGGACTCTTCAAAGACAACGCCAGCATTCCTTCTAAGGCCAATAAGCGCGCTGTTTGCTCCTGAAAGTGGTCCGCCAAAGTAGTCAGACGCTGCTGCAACTCGACCGAGGAGGCGTCCAACTGAAATTGGAAACCAACCTGGTCCGATCGCTGCATCGGCTGCTGCATCAGCGGAGGGGCCGCCCCGGTTGTCGCCTGGGTCGGGCCCACTCCTTTTGGGGGTTGCAAAGCGTTCTGATACCCTTGCAACAGAACTTCGTCAAGGTCTCCACTGTCAATGACAGGGCTTTCCTTGCCGACAGCTCCATGCCAGGCCCAGCTGGCCAAGCGCCCAAGGAAGGAAGTCTCCTTCCCAGTGGTGCGGATGAAACCAGCCAAACGTTTTTGCGCTCTCTTCTGCGCCTTGGAATGTGTCGCTCTCGCAAGCGCCTGTTTGACCTGCTTGTAGCCAGCCTGTCCGTTCCCGCGATAAACCTTTACTTTACCTGATTTAGTGCGGTACGAGGCGGCATACTCTCCGGTCTCCTTGTCGTAGTACGTGGCGAAGCGATTAGCTCCTGCTCCACGCGCTTCCTGCTCCCAGTCATCCTGGTCGTTGAAGACGTCATCCTCATCCACCTCGTAGGGGAGAGGCGACTCCTTGCCCTTCGTGATCATCGTCTGGCACATGAGAATCACACTCATTGGAATGAATGCATTCACTTGGCTTTTCGGCGACCCAATGTGCATGCCGCGGACCAACTTGGAGTGTTCGAGAGGTGCACCAGACGACCCCGGCTGAGTGGTCACGCCATGGAGGCGCGCCATCATCCAGTCGTCGATGTCGAAATTCTCGTCCTCCTCCAACGTTTCCACACACGAAGCATCCATGGCTCCCAAAGAAGTCTGAAAGACTTCTAGGGTCAGGGCCTGGGTTATGTGGGCCGTTTGAGTGGCGTCCTTGGAGAACTTAGCTTCCTTGACCTCCAAAACAGCGAAGACAGAAGTCTTGCGCGGCGTTAAGAAGGCCACGTCGACATTGGTCTCGAAATCGACAACGTCAAAGACGTCGAAGACACGAGCCTTCTTCCCGGTGGCAGAAACCACCTGGAAGTCGCCAAAGCCTGGTTGCTCCACGACATGCGCGGGGGTGACCAAGTGGCTTCGAACACGAAATCCGTGCCCCATCACTCGGCCATCCAAAGTGGCAAAAACGACGGTGTGCCCCGGCAAACGCGCAGCAGGGGTTTCAAAAGAGCCATTGACTCTAGATTCCTTCCCTATGCGGTCATTGCCCAGCAAGCTGGACATGAGATTGTCAGAGCGCGCCTGGTGAGGAACTTCGACATAGATCTCCTGGCCATTCACCATGAGGGTGTAGGCTCGGGAGTAAACAGTGACGTCGTTCTCATTCTTGATTGCCATCAAGCGCTCAGGCCCTTGTAGTTTGTGCACATGGCGCGTTGTAACATCCGCTCGCTCCTGAATGTGGGTAAGAACCCACCAGGTGTCGAAAGCGGCGTAAAACGCACGCACGGTCCAAAGGGCCAAAAATGACAACCGAACTCTCCACATGCCGAACTGTTGTTCAGCGAGGTCGACAGCTTGGTCAAACCCCAAGGCAAAATTTGCCTTAATGTAGGGAAGGTAGTCAGCGTTCTCCAGGCCGTGAAGCCTGATCAGCGTGACCACCAATTCGGTTTGGCTGCCGGTTAGGGCAGCTGCCAAGGAGACGGCGGAGAGGGTTGACACGAATGCCACCCAGAGGGCCGCCACCAAGGCTGCCAACACGCTCC